CTTCGTCTTCGTCTTCCCAGTAGTTGTTGCTCATAGCAACCCACCCTTCTATTCGTTGATTAGTCGCAAGCCACAAGTCAATTCGGGGAAATTGGTTGGCTCTTGCTACCAGACTTATACACCCCACGGGGCTGGTCTATCCGTGTGGGGAATCTATTTAGAACTGACCTGATGAAGAATTTCTACGTAAGTACTGTGTGCTAAATGCACCAGCACCTAAGCCAGTACCTGAACTACCAGAAAATTGATTTCTTTCTAGTTGTGTTAGTTGTTCTTTCTTGCGCTTAGCAGAGGCTAAGCCTTTAAATTGTGCAGACTCAGCATCGGCTTGATTATAAGTAATACCTGACTCACCGTAAATTCTGCCTAGACTTCCAGCAGTAGGTAGGTCTTCAGCAATTTGACCATAACCTAGTTGTGCTTGTTCTCTACTGACACCATATCTAGCCAACTCTTGAGCAGAAGCAAGAGATGAAGTTAGTCCTGCTTGTGATAAGGCTGCTCCACCAATCTCTGCGGTAGTAGCCTTCTCTTTAAGGTCAACTAAACTTTTTGCTGGGTCTAAGAAATACTTAACTAAATCTGTTTCACCAATTCCATAAAAATCATTAAATGCTTTTTTAGTTGCTGCATCTGCTTTAGATACTCTATCTACAGCAGTAGATACTCTGCTACCAAACTCAACTGCTGATATATCTTTACCAATTATATCAGCCATTGCTGATTGTTTAGTAGTGGAATCAATACCAAAATAACTTTCAAGACCGTAGGCTTTGAGAGTTTCATTATATGAATTCTCTAGTGCTAGATACTCTGCTTCTTTTAATACGTTTAATCCAGCAGCACGGCGTGTTTCATTACCTTTAAATCTTTTAATATATGCTGCATTATATCTAGAGTCAGTTTTTAAAGCAAGAGTCGCTTCTTCAGGACCATATCCCTCACGCATTAAAGTTTCTATTGTGGCACCTAGGTCGCCCAAACCATACTGAAGAAATACTCCTTTGATAATTGCAAAAGCATCTCTATTTGCTTTATCATCTTTTTCTTTTTGAAGTGCGGCAAGTCTTTCTGCTTCTAACTCTGCTGCAGTTTTAGCCTTTTTTCCACCAAAAGTTTCTATTGTTACATTAGGCGAAACTATATTACCGCTTCTAGTTACAACATCAACATATTGAGCAAGTTTTTGTTCTGGAGTAAAAGATGAAGAATTTGTAATTGCGCTTCCAAATTCATCAGTAACTGGTCTAACCATTAGGACACCAATCCAAAATTACGAAGAATACTATTAGCATAACCAGTAGCGGTTTCTCTAGCATTAGTAGTCTTACCCCAACGAGCATCTTTTTTTAACAGTTTTTCAAATTCAGTTAAATTCATTGCTCCCTTATTTCCATTATTCTTAAGTGCTGTTTGAATTGTTTTATCCATTACATCAATTTGATTAGCATCAATCTCTAGTATGTCTTGCATACTTCTTTTATAGTTATAAGATAAGTCATTAAGAGAAACATCTTCAGATAAAACATCAGATAGATTATTATAGGTAGCCTTAGATACAGCAAGTAACTTAGCATTAACTTTTGCCATATCCGCTTGACCAAGTTTTAATTCACCAGCAACATAATCCATTGCATCTTTATTAGATATGGATATACCATACCGCTTAGCATAGGCTAATACGCCATTGATTAATTGTCCTGCCTTAGCGCCACCTTTAACAATAGCATCAACGCTAGAACCATCAAGTGCTTTACCAGCAATCTTGCGCTGTAATGCTAATACATCATTGTTGTCAATGAATTCGCCAGCCTGATTTTGTGTAGTACCGCCAGTATCATTTTTGCTTGATACAGTCTTTAAGTATGCTTTCTTTTCTAATGCTCTTAACTCTTTATAATATTCATCAAGTTGTTCATCAGTAGCACCAGCGCCTAAATTCTCCATAAAGAATCTATTAAGGTCAGAATCTGCGGTAGGTCTAAGTGTAGTCTTATAGTTGTAATCTACTTGTGGGCCAACTGCTTTATACTCTGTATCTAAATATTTATTAAATGATATTGGTGTTTTAATACCATTAACATCATAGTCTCGTTGAACCTTCTTGCTATAACTATTTAATGCTTCACCTAATCCAATAGTAAATTCATTACTATCAAGTCTTAGATTATCTCTAGTTCCTTTACTAATTAAATCTGCTTTATAAAGTCTGTCAAATAAACCTTGTACTCCATCAGGACTTTTCTTAGCATCTTCAAGAATTTTTGCTTCTATGTTCTTATATGAATAGTCAATAAACATATTAGGAGTGCTAGTGAATCCAGGCAACTTACTCTTAAACTCTGGCTTATCTGACAACCAAACATAGTGTGGTTGAGCAGCACCTTTGTAATCAGGTGTAGCAGCATTATCTGAACTTAAATAACTCTTACCAGATTGTGGGTCACGTACTACTGCAAGGCCACGGGCACGGGCAGCATTGCCATATGGGTCATCTGGTCTAGTTGTATCAAGACCAACAATGTTTGAGTCAGTAGTTGTAGCAGTACCCTGCTCTAAGGCTGCAATTTCTGTTTCAAGTGTTGCGGCTTTATCTCTTTGAAGAGTATCTTGTGCTCTCTTTAATTCTTTTTTCTTTTCTTCAAGTTTTTTAATTGTTTCTTCTTTTTTTATAGTATCTGCAATAGTAGATAATTGAGTATCAATTGATTTTATTTCAGTAATACGACTAGTAACTTGAGCATCTAATTTTGTTAATTCAGCCTTTGCCGCGTTGTATCTTGCAACAGCACTTGGTCTATTATCATTATCCCAAATAGCCATACTCTTGCGTTGTAAGTCCATGCTTGCAGCATCACGGGAATTTAATGCCTTAAGACCTCTTTGTTTATCTCTTAAGTCACGTTCTGCTTTTGATTCAGCCATTTTATCTTCCCTTTACTGTGTAAGTATCACGAGAGTAATATGCAAGTATTGCTTTGAATATAGCCCTATTTGCTTCTTTGATTACTGGGTCACTAGTCTGTAAGTCATTAATTAAAATTTGAATATCTTCTTTTAACTGTCGTTTGATATCAGATATATTAGATAGTTCTCTCATTGACTGGTCATTAGATAGAGTAACAAACTGTCTTATTCTAGAAGTAACCATTGCCAATCTTTGCTTACTGCCTGCATCTAATGGTATCTTTCCATCAATAACAATTTGTTCTAAGTTGCTAAGCATTAGTAATTCACTACCAACCTCATTACCACCAGCAGTTAGTGCTGCCTCTAGTAAAGGATTAGCCGCCTTAAGGGCGCTACGTTGAGCAGTAGAATAATCTATCATTGTTTTACGTGCATCTAAATCGCCAGAAGTATTAAGGAACGCCTTCTCTTCTTTAGCAATATCATAATAAGTCTGCTTATCTTCGGCTACTAAAACATCTCTATAGTATGTTTCTAAGTCTTTGTTCTCTATTAATCCTGCTGCTTCTAGCCAAGCATAAGTACTAACATCAAAGTCTCCAGTATTAGGAGCAAAGATAAATGCTGTTTCTCCGTAGGTTTTAATTAAGTCTTGGTTAGTTATAGCCCAATCCTTTAAAGCCTTGGTCTTATTAATAACTACATTGGTCTGCTTTACATCACGAGATACATTGTAGATTAATTTGCCACGATTTTTACCTATGAATGTAGCAACTGCTAACTCATATGGGTCTTGGATATCACCCTTATACTTCTGAGTTACTGCATTTAATATATCAAAGAACTCTGGTCTTAAACCAGTAATACCAACCTCTTTTAGATAGTCTGGTACACCAATAGACTCTTGCATAGTTGGTGATATAGGTGATATTAAACCTAATATGTTACGCATAATTAAGATGTTGTGTGCAGATAAACGAATGTTCTTTAAGTAGTTAGCCTTCTCTGCTGCTGTTGCATTAGGGTCTAACGCGTACCCTTGAGATGCGTTGTATGCAATAGCCTGCATTGCTGCTGTGGCTTCTTGTCTGTTCTTCTCACTTTGAGGAAGTATATTCCATAATTTTTGTATAGAAGCAGGAACAATAGCACGCATAACAGTTACGTTATCTCCGATAGGACCAAGTGCATAGTTATCTATTTCTTCGCCAAGTTTTTTGCCAGGAGTACCAGTCATTCCAAGTACATTCTTCATAGCAATAACGCTTAACGCACCAATAGGACCAGATAATGTAGGCAAGCCTGCATCTGGGGTAAAGGATGGGTTAGCCAGTTTTAACTTTAAAGTAAAGTCATTAAACATAGGTTGTTTAAATCCAGATTCACCTGGAGTTAATGCTCTAACTACGTTATCAACTGTCTTAAAGATAATGTCATCCATTGGCATCATTACATATGGGTCGCCTTGGGCGTCTTCGTATATACCACCAGCAGCATCTAAGCCCACATGGGCTAAACGCATACGATATAATACTGTTGGTGCTACATCTTTCATGCGCAATATACGGCGCCAGAAGTCTTCAGTAGCACGATAGTAACGACCAGTATTACGTGCAGATATAGCAAAGTTAGAGCGGATAGTTGGGTTATCCACAAACTTTAATACTTCATCTGCTGCTTGTGATATTGATATCTCAGAAAAATACTTTTGTGCTTGGTGTTCTGCTTCTCTTCTAGCAGCAATAGGATTAAAGGTTACTTCCTTAAAATCTGCCCTATCTCTTGCTGCACTAATTAGTTTATTAGTATATTCTTTCTCAGCCTGTGAGTAGAATTTACGCAACTTCAGATAAGTAACCATAGTTGCAGGTTGACGGATAATACCAGTAACCTGACGGTCCATTACTTCCATTGCCTTATTACCAAATGCTTTGTATGCATTCTCAAAGTTATCTAAGTTGTTTATATCAAGAGATGTATACATCTTTGTAGTAGGTTGGAAGCCTTTAGTTAAGTCAGAGAATTCATCAAAGGTAATAGCCTTAGATGCTTGTTGCCAAGCACCAGGAACAAACTTTGTACCATTTTCAGTAATTAAATTATACTTTACATTAATAGCATCAATTAAACCTTGGTTGTATTTCTCTGAATCACCATGAAAATAATTGCGCATATCAAGAAGGATTGATTCAACCATAGTACGGGCTTTATCAATATCATCTACGCCTTTAGATTCTAATACGGTTGTATAACTTCTGTTACTTAAAAATTGTTTTAATGCTGCTTTATCTCTTACAGTATAAAGGAACTTACCTGATACCTCATCAATTGCTTGCTGAGTAACATCATCGTAAACACCTTCAACATTACGTTCAACTCCTATTTTACTTAATAAAGAGTTACGTGCTCTGTTAAAATCAGATGTATCGCGTAATCCTTTATTCTCAAAAAATACTCTTGCAGGATTAAAATACTCTTTTTCATTCTTTCCAATAGAAGGATAGATTGCCTTAACGTTTCCATAGAATCTCTTTATAAAATTCTCAAAGTGAACAACCTGTACACCCATACCATTTAAAGAGTTATCTCTTATTAAATCTTTTACTTCTACTTCTTTACCCTTAAATGCTTTCTCAACTTTAAATTCATCTTTTAGATACTTCATCAAGTTATCAAATTCGTTCATATCTAAGAACTCTTCTGCTACCTCTGGCGCTTGCTTGCCAGTTATATTGGCAGAACTAGTAATAGAACGGGTTGCCGCTCCTAAGTATTGTGAGTTTAAAGCAAGTGCTTGAACTAAATGCTCTGATTCTTCCTCAGTTAATTTACCTAATAATCTTTGATTATAAATATCTGTGGCAGCCAAAGCCTGTGCCCACTTGCGTTGCTCTGAAGTCATCTGCGCTACATCTATACCAAGAGATTCAGCATGCTTTTCTAAAGCATTGTGTCTTGCTTGCATATTTAATGCTTCTGATGGAGTTTTAAAACCAAGTTTTCTAGCAATACCCTGACGTAGTCTTTCTCCAGATTTAGAACCAGAGTAAGTAGACGCAATATCTCCCGCTACAGTTCCTTTTCTTTTGAATACATCCATGATGTTTTTAGCAGGGGCTGTAAGAATGTACATCATTGACTCATCAATGGCACTTCGGATACCCAAGCGTGGGAACAATGTAAATAAAGACCAACCATTTACTAGTTCAGTAGCAAACTTAGATGAGGTTGCACCCTTAATGCTTAATATATAATTCTTTTTTCTCTTTGCTTGATAAGCGTACTCACCTAGCATGTAATAATCTAATGCTGCTACAGCATTTGTTTCTTGGAATGGTTGAATAATGCTTCCAGCCTTTTTAAAGGCTTTACCATTTCTGTAAACAATAGTATCTTTTGACAAAATTTGAGCAATGTCTTCTCTAACTGGTAATTCTGCTGTCTCATCTAATGCGTTAGCAAGACCATACTTGGTATTAATGATTTCTTCTGCCAAAGCCTTACCACCAGGAACGCCAGTAATGCCATAACGCTCAATAATTGAGTAGTCAATTGCTTTCATAATAGCAATCTGGTCATTTTGGTCAGCATTAATAAACTTCTGAGTCATAAACTCAGCCATATCCTTAGGCATAACCTGTCTTGCAGTTACTCTAAATGCATTGGCTGTCTCAATGGCGTTATCGCCTAGTTTAATTACCGCTCCATGTGGAGAACGGGTTAATTGCTTTGAGATACCAGCACGGATTTTCTCTTTGCGAGTTAAACCCTCATGAAATTTCTGTAAATCAGTGGCTTCTCTACCAATTAGACCACCCTCAGGGGATGACTTTAAAAGATTAGCCCAAAGTTTTTCTGTCTTACCCACTGCATCTGGAGTATTTGGATTAATAATCTTATCTTCTATTAATTTACCAAATCGTTCCACAAGATTACGGTGAGTATTAGCAGTAGCAATACCATTGCGGAAATACTGTACTCCGTCAACACGGCCTGCCATAAACTTAGGTAAGTTTTCTGCTGCGCTAAAATATTCTAATGCTTTTGTAGAGTTAGTAAGACCATTTGTCTCTAACATCTTAATTGCTACATCATTGTTATAAGCAGGATGATTAAACTTAATATCATCAATAATTGCTTTGCGCTCTTCAGGTACTTTAGTGTTTATAAGCGCATCAATCTTAGGTCCAAGTTTTTCATCCCATAATTTGCGCACACCATTGGCTTCATCACCAAAAACTTGTCTAACTCCAGTAGCATTTGGGAATGCTTCCATAGTTTGTCTTGCTCTAGTGCCAGCACGGGCTGCAGAAGATAAGCCACCAGTAAACCAAGTTAGTGGGTCAACTGCTACTTGATAAAAGAAGTCAATAAAACCTGAAAGCCACCTAGTTTTGCCATCAATGTAATCACCAGAGGCAGTAGAAGTCCTTGGGTCTTTAGTAATAAAGGCTCTAGATAAATCTCTACCTAATGAAACCTGTGAATACTTAACACCATCTAATACTTGGCGGAATTCTTCTGGGTTATTAAGTGATTGCTCTAAAGCATCAAGTAATTTTTGATTTACTACTCCAGTAGATGAAGATATAATCTCTCCAGGGGTTTTACCTGCAAGTAATCCTTTTGCTACTTCTACTTTCTCATTACCAAAATAGTTAATTGCTTCAGTTAATGCACCGTGGTCATAAATTCTACGTCCATCCCAAGCATCTGTCCAAGTTTGCATAGAAAACAAACCTTCGCCTTGAGTAGCCTGACGTGCTACAAGGTAAGGTGTATTAATAATTCTGTTGTATGCACCAGCGGCTTTGAATATACCTATCAAAGGGCTTGCTAGTACTTTAAATCCAGTTTTTAATGCTCCAACAGCGTAATCACCAATGTCTGGTGCTTCTACCATGTACTCTGCTTTAGGAAATAAATACTTAAGTTTTTCTTGAACGTCTGGGTCTAATGCACCATACTCTTTACGTGCAGCATCAAGAGGTTGTTGATTAAGTTTCTTATTCTTATCCACAGTCCAAGAGAATTGTTCTAATTGTGATACTTGGTCTTGTGGTAAATTTGCAGATTTAGCAGCAGCGTAAAGATTGGGGCTAGTCTTGGCTACTATAGGATTAACTACTATTCCCATTAATACCCTTCGTCAAGTAAATTTCTATAAACCAACTCAGCATCACCAGATGCATCATATTGAATTAAATTTCTAAATACTTCTGTCAATGTGTAAGCCTTATTAGGCAATCTACCCATTGCTTCTGAACCTGGACCATCACCAATATTTACACCAGCAGTAATAGGTTCATTAGGACGTGCAGTAGGCGCCGTTAATGGTGTTGGCATTTCCATTTGAGGAACTGGATTGCCAGCCATAGGTGCTGCTACTTGGTTATCGTAATTCTGTTGTCCTTCTCCGTATGGAAGTCCTGACATATATCTTGCAGGTTGTGTCGGACCCCCGTCAGTGCGTTGACTAAGAGCGCCAGGGCCTGATATTGGGGCTGGGTTACTCGGTTTTCTATATCCACCTTGCTCTGCCACGCTTCCTCCTACTTAGTAAATTGTGTTTTAACAGTTGCGGTTCCACCGCACCATACATTGTATTCAATTGCTATATTAATTGCTTTCTTTGCTGCACCAGATGCTTTAGCATGAGTTTTAGTTTCAGGCTCTAATGCTACTAATGCACCAAGGGCTAAGGTTCCACCAGAACCTATTGCATATAAACCTTTGTCATCCCGCATATATCCATAGTCATCACTAACTTGATATAACCTGCCATTAAAACAAATTAATGCATCCCAACCTGAATCATCATCATTCTTTGTTTTAGGTGTTGGGTCATATCCACCATCTAATATAGTTTGTTTCATAGATGGTAATACTCTAATCATCATAAATCTATCTGGGTCTTGAGTTTTAATTACTTTAGGTGGTTGCCATAAGTTATTAAGGATATCTCCTACAATTGCATCACCTGCAACTGCAATTAGATACTCACCAATCTTAACTATTTTCTCGCACCCTTTAGCCACGTATGGTCTATCTAAATATGAGGTTGTAGTATCTGCGCCTAAAACAGCCCAGCCTTTACCTTGAATACCAACTATTGCTGTCATTGTCCCCTACCTAATTTATCTTCTTACAACGGTCCTTGCACTTGCACTACCTTTGCCACTAGAACTTAAACTAGATAAAAGACTTTGTAATCCGCCACCTGGTTGTTGGGGAGGTAGACCTCCTGCCGATGCTGCAGCGGGAGCAGGGGACATTTGCTCAACCTGTGGAGCACCAGCAGGAGGTAATTCTGGTTTAAAGATTTGCTCAATAGCGTCTTCAATGGCTACACCTTTTTGACGAGCCTTGATTACGTCAGCAATCTTTATAACTATTTCGCTTGGGTCCCCACCTTGTGTTGCAATTTGCGGTATTGCTTGCGTATAAGCCGCTAATGAACCAATTAAAGAGTTACGCATATCTTCAATTTCAATCTTTTCTTGCTCCATTGTTACGTTAATACCAAATGGTAGTTCACGCATAACCATATCTTTAGAAATAATTTTAGCACCTAGTGCTTGTAGCATGAATATAAGTCCCTGTGCTGGATTAAGTCCAGCCAACATGCCGTATCTAACATCTGCAGAATAATCTTTTTTAATATCCTTAGATGGTTTGTAATCAATGCTGTATGGAGAACCAGCATCTACACCACGAACTGTTTTTTCAACATCAAAGAATGTCTCATCAACTTCAAAACAAAGAGAGATAACATCTTTAAGTACTGAAGCAAAGATTGCTTGAGCAGATTTAACCTGAGTATCAAAACCACCCATAAGTGCTTGCACACCTTGGCCAGTAATAATACTTGCATCAAGATTACCAGTACGGGACTCAGGATAACGAGTACCTAAACGTAACTCTTGTTGCAGTAATGATTGTTCAGTAAATGCACCTTGTGGAATAGGAAGTTCTACACGTCTTACTCCGCCAGGATTATTGGTGCGGATGATTGCATCTCCACCAAATTGGATTTCTTGAACATCGTTAGGAACAACGATTGGTGATTGAACTGATTTCTCTGCTGCTTCCATCGCGAGTAATGCGAACCTATTACGAAGCAGTTGGATACCTAGAACATCATCAAACTGTCCACGCATCTCTCCATCTATGGAGGGACGTCTAGCAACTATTACCATCATTTTACCAGTTGGATTAATAGCCTGAGATAAGATTAAGTTTTGACGAGCAGGAATATAAATTAATGATTGGTCTTTGTCGTAATAACGAATGAACTCAATCAGTGTATTTAGATTCTGGTCATAGCCATTAGGTCCTAGAATTTGTTGTTCATATTCTGGGAACTGGGCTATTAACTCAGCAAGTGTTAATGAGTATCTCTTTACGAAGGCAATGCAACGTCCGTAGCGGTCAAATTCTGGGTAAGCCCCAACTGGACTTTCTACACGTATACGCGGCAGCCCTGCTTCTTCGTCTAATTCAATTATGAATGGGACGAAACCGAATGTGATGTAATGGTCTGCACCTGTGTACATCTGCACTTGTAAATTAGAATGAACAAAATAGTTAGCAGCAATGCGGGTTCTCTTATCAGCAAAAGAACGAGCACGGTCAGATACTTGATTTGCTGCAGAACAGTTAACTGCTGGAAGTGGAGCCATTACCTCAGATAGGTCACGGGCAACAATGTCAATAAAGTTTGCTACTACGTTGGCTTCTACACCTGATGGAAAAAAGTTAGGGTATACCTGAGCAATATTACCTTTACGTACAGCAAGAACATCCTGTGCTCTGCGGTCTCTTTCAGTAGAACGTTGCTTAAGAGATTCAACTCTTGCTGCAACTTGTCTAATATTTAACATTGTATCCTAACCGTAAGTTTCTTGCCATTGCTCTGCAAAGGCTTCGTCTAGATTGATTGAGTACTTTTTACTATCTTGCGCTTTAGTTGACCAGCGATTAGAAGCGTAACGACTTATCCTGCTGTTCTGCTGCATGAGTTCCCTTGCCTTAAGCACGGTAAACCATAAAGCCATAACACAGTCTGTCTTGCCCCTAGTATTGGGCTTCCAAGTTATTAACTGTTGAACTAATGCTTTAAGACCTTCTGAGTGGTCAGTAGATGCAATTTCAATAATGTTATTATTTTGGAACTTGCCATCTCTTTGAGTGCCCATGAGCATTGACATACCAGCCACACCAAAGTTTGAATCCCATTTGTTTTTGCTAGTAAAGTGAGATTCTAATCTACATCCATAAGTACCAAGCCAGTTGCGAAGGTCATCATCTAATGAATACGCTTTCTGGTGTGCGTTAATTTCAACACGTAATTCTTGGGGTCTATACTTTAAAACTAATTCTTCTATAGCCGCTTGAATTTTTTGAGGCGTAGGCTCTGACATGTTTACACAGTCAATCACATAAATTTTGCCATCTGCTCGGTTGTAGGTAACCACCACAAACGCGGCATTCCCGCCCATTGCGGGGTCGAACCCGATTATTGTATACCCCTCAATGTGCGAGGGATGTCCCACGGAACCCGCTTTCAGCGGTCCGCGTTTGCGCTGTCCATTAATACAACCTTGAACAAGCACGGGAGGAAATATAGAATCTTCTTGAACATCTTCTTGTTGGTACACCAAGGCCCATGTTGATGGTGTGACTTCACTTCTTCTTTTAAATAGTGTTAAGCCGTCCCATTTTTGGAAGAGTCCTTCTTCGTCAGGAACGTCAGAATCCCCATCCCACGGAGCGTCCGACTTAGGCCAGAGCGTTTCCCAGTCTTTCGGCTTTTCCGAATATTCCAAAACAGCAGGCATGCCCATATAAGTAAAAGGGCTTTTACCACCAGACCAGTGCTTGGTCTCGCGGAGTTCTTTGTAGAAATCTTGCGGTGCAATTCGTGTCCCTACGATTAGTAACTTACCGTTCTTACCCAAACGGGTAATAACTTCTTTCTGTAACCAGTTGATTTGCTTTTCCCATTCATGGGCGTTTGCTGTAGTGATGCAGTCATCAAGAATGATGAGGTCAGCACGTGCTCCATAAATCTGTCCACCCATACCTAGTGCTTGTATGGTTGGGTCCTTCTCTGATGAATTTCGGGCATCGCCCCCAAGATAAACGGTATCAACTCGCCAAGTATCAGAGTCTTCTTTCCAACCACCTTCGGGGCCAAAAGTTGTTTGCAACTTTAACCAGCGTGGATGGGAGAGACGTTGCTTGATTGCGTACACGAACTCGCGTGCTTTGATAAGCGTTTTGGAAACCACAATGATGCGGATATTTGGATTGAGGGCAATGCGATATGTGGAGTAGTTTACGGTGATGACCGTACTCTTAGCGTGCTCAGGTGGCACATTGATTAAGAGACGTGATGGGTCGCCAGGTTCGTAAACCATACTAGGATGAAGCCATGAAGGCTTGCGGTCTTCTAGTAAGTCAATCCAATCCAAGTGGTGAGGGAATACCCTCTGCTGCAAAAATATCTCAGAGAACTGAGGAAAGTTTATTTCTTCCTTGGGGATACCCAAAGATGAGAGGGAGGCATCCTTAGCGGTTGCTTTGGCCTCAGTTAGGTCAGAGGCAAACTTCTTATCCCTTAGACACCAGATTCTTACCGTGTCAGGTTTCTTGTTACATAGTTCCATAGCCTTATGGACAGAATGTCCTTCGGCTACTAAGGCTAATACTTTTGCCTTTGCTGCCGCCATGGCCAAGGTTTTGGGGTTACTACCCCCTTTATCAAAACTCATAGTCCTGTCCCGTTTTCATTCAGTTACTGTTAGTTAGTAACAGGTAGTAGATACAGTCTGTAACGCAAGTTCCTGAAGAACTTGCTACTGTTAAAAATAAAATAGTCTCTATATAGTATAATCCGTCCAAACAGGTAAAACGGACACTTTTGGCCAAAGTATTTTTTTGGCCCTACCTATAACTAGTACAAAATAGGACAAACTGGGGCAGTAGCATAGGAGATACTTTGTACGGGAAAATCTTTTAGGTAGATACATATACTACTTCAGACCTCTATTAAACAATCTGGGGTCAAGTAATGACCCACAGAACCGTATAGAGACACTATCTTGTACAGTACAGAAGAATGCTGAACAGAGAGCAGTCTTCGGCGCTACAGGATAGACATCCTGCGCCTCAGTAAAATAAAAATAAAACCTTTGACCCGTTGAGCCAACGGCTCAAGCCTAAAGGCAAGACAAGTCACTGGATGGCTGACTTATATTCGAATGACCCAGCCGATGGCATGTGTCTTCGCAATGACAGGCTATCTAAAAGATAGCCATTGCTCGCCACATTGAGCCATGCAGGCTCCTTCTCACGCCCCGCTCCCGCAATGGGGCCCGCAAGAGCCTACTCGGATTTTGCCCTCGTCAAATCCAGAGAATATCTTTGATAAGATATCTCTGGATTGGTCTTAGATAACTTTTTGATAAAGTTTTCGACTGAGAAGCCAACTCATTGGCTTCCCGCAAAAATTTTACCAAATAGATTATATAAGACCTGATGACTACGGGACTTGCCGTAACTATATAGTCACCATTATACTATCAAAATCACCACATTTTCTCGCCCAAGGGGCTCCAAAATATTGCGAGTTCGTGTGTTCCGACTTAACCCAAAAGAGGTTAAGCAAAGTGGAACGGAGAAAAGCATGAACAACCAGACAAACGACATAATCGTTCAAAACCAACTTACCCTAATGAACGAATGTTTCCATTGTCAACAACTCAATGAACTATGCTCTGACTGCCTCGAAGCCAAAGAGGCTCGAGACGCAGTCACAGCCAACCAAATGGTTGATGAATCAGGTGACTACATAATGAGAGGATATCATTATGATGGGTATGACCGTAAAAAATACCAAGTTGCAAATGGTGGCACCATTACTGAATTCGAGCCTATGTCAGACATTCATGACCAACCATCTGGTCATGACTGGATAGGTAGTGAAGTTGTTACCAGAATCAATCCCAAAACTGGTGATAAAACCATAAGGACGGAGTTCTTCGAACAGTCCTCATGGTTAATAGATAGAATCTTCGACCTCGATGAATCTATGGAACTAACCAAACATGAGTGCATATGTTCAGTATGCCACTATACAATCAACAAACACGCAGTGTGTCCTAACTGCAACTAACCATCAAGTAAGCGGTTCCCCTACACGATGTGATAGGGGAAACCGCCTCAATCAAACTAAAGGAGATAAACAAGTGAATACATTCACATATACAGAGTCAATCCTGAAAGGTGTCCGTGATTACCAAACAGTAATCAAAGGCACAGTGGTTGACCGCAAGGAGGAAGTACTACCAGATGGTACTACTAAATCCAAGTTCGTTTCTGCTCGTCAGGTAACTATCACTGACCCAATTCTGGTTGAGTTCGCTCGCCAAAATTTCAATGCAACATCTGAGTACAAAGTAACCATCAACGGTTACGAAACCAGCACTTATTCTGAGAAGAACAAGCAATGGTACGATAACAAAATCGTTACAGATATTGCACTAGTTTAACCAGCGGGCAGGGTGGGGGCGCAGGCTCTCACCCTGCCTACTATTTTTTTTTAGCAGGCTGAGGTAGTTGCGACAGACCGCTACTAGTAGATTGAGTAAACCACGAGTCGAATGAAGGAGATAGCATGGCAAGCAATGATAGGAAAAACGGCAAGGCTTACAAAAAAAAGCCTAAGGTTCAAAAGAAAACAGGCAAGACCATTGATGGATATAGCCCTGCTAAATTGGCTATCCGAGCAAAGAAACGGAGCAAGTAATGTATCTAGACACAGGCACAATGATAGGTATAATCATAGCACTGGCTGCATGTATCTTGACTATTCTATATAGCATGTATATCATCAGCACACAAAACGGTATCATCAAGCGCATGAACAGTGCCAATCAGGCAATGCGTAAGCGGAACAGGGAGATGCAATGAGAACCAGAGAAGAACTACTCAAAATTAAAGAAGCCTTTGCTCTTGCAATGCTTGACCTACTAGATGTATACGATGAACTGCTAGCCACAGGCAGAGTATGGGTAGCAGATGAAATGTATGACAACATAATTTCTAAAACAGTTGAATCATCTAAGCCAACAGTTAATGACATCGCAAAGAACGAAGAGGAATCTAATGCTTGAAGAAGATACCCCACAATGGGAGCATACCGTGTGGATTATGGCCAAAGTTAGATGCCGTACTTCACATGTAAATATAGATACAGCAGGTGATGAAGCCCTTGATGACCCCAATGAATGGTATGTGTTAGAGTTTGATAAAGGGGTTAAGCACAGTCAAGAGATTGTTAGGGTGAGATGATTGAACAGGTCATTGCAAGTTCATACCTCACACCATCACAATCCTGGACATTCCTATTACTCTTTGGATATATCACATGGAGGATTATTAAATGAAGAGGTTGTTAGCAGGGTATTTAAGTTGGTTGCTAGCGCTACTATCAGTGCCATTCTTTCCCAGTCCAGCATACGCACTGGCAGTAGCAACACAGTTGCAAGCCAACTGCATAGAAACATCTTCGTGGACACCACGAGTAGCCAAAGCATACGCCAAAGGGTTAATGCAATGGAGTTATCCACAATGGAACAGGTCTGAATACATAGCACTCGTTAAACTTTGGACCAAAGAAAGTAATTGGAGACATCAAGCAGAGAACAAAAAGTCTACTGCTGGTGGTATCCCTCAGATATTAGGGCTTGACCCTAAGACCCCAGCCCCGCGTCAAATTGAGCGGGGGCTGGAGTATATCCAACACCGTTATGAAAAACCATCAGTTGCATGGGCACATTGGCGTGCAAATGGGTGGTACTAGATTTCTACGAAAGATGCAGGTCTAACCAACGTAATCGTAGACAATGCCCTGAGTATGGCATTAAACTGCTCACTAACCAACAACTAAAGGAGATATATGGCACGAGGTAATGGCAGGACAATCAATGTAAAATTACCCACAGCAAAGGTAATTACTGCATTGCAACAAGCACTAACCAAGTTAGAACTTGACTACACATCACAAGATGAAGCCGAAGCAAAGTATCAAAAGGCTGCAGAAAAATGGAAAAAAGAAGTAGTTAAGTTTGCTATTGATAACATATCAAAAGCAGAAAATATACGCACTAACTATGCTAGTTGGAAGTCATCGCTTAATGTTGACTTTGATATAGCAGTTAATGAAAAGGATTTTCCAACTGAACCAATGCGTGACTTTGAAACAATGAATGTTCACAGTTACCGTGATATGAAAGAAGAGATAACCAATGCTATCCGTATCCTTCAACTAACTGATGAAGAAACGGTGTCAACATCAACATACAATTCAATAGCCAGGTATTTGTAGCAAGTCGGGCGTCTGCCAATAGGGGCAAGACGCCCTCTAACAAAGGAGATAAGATGATAGATACAGACTATGACTTATTACGTGAGCAAGTAAAATCAGAGTTACTTACTCAAGATGGTAAGTATAATCCAGATGACCGCAATACCAATGTCCGTATTGTTGAGGACATTCGTAAAGCAATTGATGCAATAGCAGATGGCGTTGTACCATCAGCCACACATATAGCAGAGGTAGCCATTGCAACCAATGCTAACCTACAAATCCGTGACTTTATCATGGGTGTACAACAAGAAAAAGATATCAACTATGTAGGTGAATACATAGCATTACTTGATAATGTTATTGTTAAAGACAAAGCAGTTCCATTAGCCACAGTATTTTGTGGATACCTATATCAAATAGAAGAGACAGAGCAAGCCAAGACTATGTTGCTTGATGTACTAACTCTTAATCCAGACTATGCATTAGCAAAACTATTAAGCCGAGTATTCGAGGCTGAATGGCCAGCAAATGAGTTTGGTAAAATGGCACAACAATTACACTCTAAAGTTGTTGATACTATTTATGCATTAGATGTTGAAGAAGTAAACAATGACAACTGATACTCTCATACACGGGGCCGTACGCAAGAGTGCATGGCATAAGGCAGGCGTAGCAGTAGAGGCTACATCAGCCAGTGAGGTAGCCAGTCAAGCAGGATTAGATTGGTCAGTATCATTGCATGATATAACTGCAACCTATACAGTTCCAAGTGAGAACGGAACTAATATGGTTAAAGATTATATCCCAATAGAAAATAAAAAAGCGGTTATTAAAACAAACCCATATGGTCAGACATCAGCCATTGGTGTAGTAGGTAATCGCTATAAAGTATTTCAAAATGCAGAAATCTTTGGTGCACTAGATAACTTAATTGATTCTGGTGGACTTAGATACGCAGCCGCAGGTGAGTATGATGGTGGTGCAAAGGTATGGATGTTAATGGAAACTCCAATGGAAATGACCATTGCAGATGACCCGCACTCAGCCTTCTTACTAGCCAGGACTAGCCATGATGGCAGCAGTTCAGTCATAATTAAACCAGTGATTGAGCGTTTGTTTTGTATGAATCAAATCAATAAGATATATAAGAACAATAACAAGTATACTTATACATTAAGTCATACAACTAATGCAACACTATCAGTATCAGAGATTGCCAACATCATACAATTAACTTATGATATGGCTAATGATTATACTGCATTAGCAGATACATTACTTGATAGAAAAGCAAGCCATGAACATGCTAAGAATTATTTCAAGCGTGTGTTCCCACTACCTAGTAAGATAGAGGAAGCACCATATCATTTGTTATCAGTAGGTGAGAAGAAACAATTCACCAATGCAATCAATGCTAGAACTAAATCATTTGATATCTATGCTACCTCTCCTACACAGGAGAACATACGGAACACAGAGTTTGGTATGTGGCATGCAGTTATAGAGTGGGCTGACTACAATGCTAAGGGTAAGAACCTAGCAGTTAGCACAATGGCTGGTCGTAATGACGCAGTTAAAACCAGAGCACTTGAATTATTGGAAGTGTAATGGAACATATAACAGAACATAAGTGCCCTTGTTTACCTTGTCGCCAAGATAGAGTAAGGGCATGGGTGGGTAAGTTACTTGATGCTGGTATCCCCGCTGATAATATTATGATGGAGATTAACCAGTATGGTGGCAAAGTAATTATCTATTCAGGTAATGAAGATAAAAGTTGCCATCATTTACACAAAGAAAAATGGTGCTATCAATTTAATGATAGGTCATTTGATTTTGCAATGACATGGTGGTATGCTCACGGAGCAAGACAACTACAAAAGGAGATGGCATGACAATGTACTATACAGAACTAGATGGTGCTGAACCAACAGTATCTATGCAAGTAGGTGGTATCAAGTATACATTTACTAATGATTCACTTACGAAACTAATAGAAGAGAAAGAACAACTT